TCAAACTAACAATCAAATATCAAACTAACAATCAAATATCAAACTAACAATCAAATATCAAACTAACAATCAAATATCAAACTAACAATCAAATATCAAACTAACAATCAAATATCAAACTAACAATTAATTAATTTGATTTTTGATCAAATTAATTAATTGTTTACACCAATTATACTTCTCATAAAATAAGAGATAAAACTCTAATATTTTGACACTGGACGCTGTAAATTCAATTTATCAGTGATTTGTTGCAAAATATCGTATCTCGATGACCATTGTTTTATTCCTTTGTTTTTAATGAGATATTCATCGCTATATCCCAATAAATTATCAATGTTAAAATCTTCAACAAGATCAACTTCTCCAGATAAATACGGTAGTGACGAATAAACATACTTTTGAATTTGACGGTGATCAAATTCACTGGGTATTTTCATTTTATATTTCTTTATTAGAACTGCGGTGTTTAACAGTTTAATTTCATCATTTATTTTTGAATAGTTGTAAACCCCAGAACCTTCATTGATATCAAGTTTCTCATAGTTTAACCAACCATATGCATACGCATGATTCAATTGATCCTTAGGTGATATGATTGATTTTCCAATTAATCTCCTATCATTGTTAAAAGGTTTTGAATGATACAAAAGACAATATCTAAAATAATGTATTGATGATGTAATGATATCCGATGGTATCGATAATAACGTTCGAAGTTCATCTTCATCAAACGAAAGTATAGTTCTAATATCTGCAGATGTATATCCCATGTAAATTACAGAATCATAATACCACAACCATGTGCAAAATTCAATAATTTGAAGAGCCACAGGTTCTGAAATAACTCCTAATTTTGATAAAATAAAGTTCTCAGTGTAACCACGAAGACCAAGTGAAGAGAACAATCTATGACAATAATTAAGAGATAACACGTTTGAAATTAAAATTTCAATTGGTGTAACAATCTCATATCTTTTATTCTCTAAATTGAGTAAACCGATTTGATGATTTTTTATCATATAAGCTACTTTTTCTGGTGAAAGATCAAATGAATCTATGTTTTGTGTAACTTTAATTGATTTAATTCCACTGAACATATTCGATATTGGATATTGACGAAGATGTCCTGAAAGTGCAATGTTCTTTGCTTTTTCAAAGATAAGATCAGAAGAAATAGGTATCATTGCAGTTGGTAATATTGATCCTGTTTGTTTTTCTGATTTTTGTGATAAAACACTTTTAGAACTCACTGTAACAGGAGATATTACCGTTTGAGTTCTACCAAAAGATGGTGGTGAAATTTGTTCTATTGGTTTATTTTTTTCAGGTACAAATATTACCGCTTCTGGTATCCCTAATGAACTCGAACTCAGTTCACTTTTTGTACTAACATCTGATGGTGAAATAGAAGTTATTTTAGGTTCGTTGGTCTTTTGTTCATTATATTCTTTCAATGTTTTTTCATATTTATCTTGCATTTCCCTGAGTTGACTTTGAATCGCATCATGGTCAATTTGAAGTTTTTCAGATTTTTCTCTCGTCACATTTAATTCAGCAATTAATTTTTCATTATCACTTGTCAATTGACTAACATCAATCAAATGTTTATTTTTAAAATCAGTTAAATCATTTATTTCTTTAATTTTTGTTTCTAAATCACTCTTCAATAATCCCTCTTCAGATTCAGGATATTTAATCGAATCAAATGATAGATTTATTGGATTGTTCCTTTTGACACTATCATATATCTCAAATCTTTTTTTACCTGAAGATTTTAAAATTATAAAATATACATCAGGATAGCGGAGAACAATATTTTTTCTTTCAAATGTACGAATAAAATCATTCAATGGATAAGAACTAAAATCATATTTACCTGAAAATTCATTTTCTATCATTGCATAATATAAATTGTATCTATTCGATTGTTGTTTTTCTTTCAATGAAACCTGATATCTATCTTCTTTTTCAAGTATCTCATAAATATTTTCACCTTCAAGGTTTCTAACAGAAAACACAGCAGATAAATCTAACAATGACAATGAGCGATACCATTTTTTTGCAGCTTTGATTGATTCTTCAGTTGGACTCGGATGTTTTCCAGTTATTTTAACCGTCTCTGGAGATATAACCGATATAATATAAATTACGTTTGGTGTCAATGATGAAAACGGTATGTTCGACATTTAATAATATCAGAATATTAAATTGGTATTGATAAAGAAAAAAATATAAAACTTAATGTAGTTTTATATTTTGATAATTTAGTGATAGATAACAAGTTTTGATTTGATGGTTTTATATTCATCTATTTCGAATTTTCTCATTACAATGTTTCTTATCATATCATCATATGAAATTGATTTTCCGATCCTTAATCGGAAATCAAGATTTCCATGTTCATTCTTCTGACCTTTTGTTGAAATTTTATTGAAATATGAGTTCAAAACACCAGGGAAAGAATATAATTTATATAAAAATTCATACGTATCTTCGTCTGATGATTTTTCTGTTATTTCTTTGAATTTAATACCTAGTGAATCACAGTTTTTCGTGCCATAATCATATTTGTATGAATCATTAATTGCCAAATTTATATTGGTTTTTTTTCCTTCGTTACAAGAATCTCTCAGTATGTTAAACTTAACATTGTATAAACGATATAATTCAATGAATTCTTCTGATGTATTCAGATTTCCATTGTACGGATCTGTTGATTTTTCATCAATAATTTCATTATTCAAAGATATAACTCTGTCTACAACGAAAGATACGGTTTGTTCTGCTATTATGTCAAAAATATTATTTTTAACTAATTTTGGAGATAAGTCGCGTTCAAATTCATAAATATTAGTTTCTTTGATTTTTGTTCCTGGATATTCTATTAAATCTACAGATGAATCTGCGAAATAAAATGGGTGACGAATGGTAGATTGAATAATACTACCACCTTCATCTAACACAAAAGAATTTGCTCCAAATGAAATTAATCTACAGATATTATCTAATCTTAAATGGGATCTAAATGGATATTTCAAACCAAAGAATAATAACCACAATTCTTGAATGCTTTCAGATTGAATAATCCTGAATTGTCTTGGTAACCCATTGATTTTGATGTCAAAATAATACAATGAAACTATTAGGTTTATTGTCATATCTCTTTTAACATTGTATGTGTTTATCCCTGTATCTTTTTGAATATAACTATTAATTTTATTGAGAACATCTTCAGATACTAATGTTAAAAACCATTCAATTGGTATGTACATCCCATACCAAGTATAATATTTTTCATGTACTCTTCCTTCATATATTTTTCTGAATGTAGGAAGGTCAAATTTGACATCTGATAAATCTTCTGAATTGGAAAAAACTCTTTCATTGAGTTTTTGATCGGTATTTCCACTTTTTATTTTTTTAAGCGCATCATACATAACCATTGATTTTACATCAGAGACGGTTAACATATAATCATCTAATTCTTCATCTGTAAATTTCGAAACATCAATTGATTCTTCTAAATATTTAATTTCTATTTGTTTGATTTTATTTTCAACATCAGAGACTTCTTTATTTTTTTCATTTCTCATACGCGCAGCATATCGAAGTTTTTCTTTTTGAACATCACTAAAGTATCCACTTTTTATTAATTTTTCTATTTTCATCGGTTCATCACTTAGATTTTCACCAGTCAACAATAACCTGTTGACTTTTGAAGTATTGCGGGTAAAACAAAACTTATATTTATTTGCTTCTTGTGTTGAATCATATTCAGTTATCGAATATTCAACAGAATAAGTTCTTTCTGTAAAATCTGGTAGAATATCCCTAAAATAATATGATTTAATATTTGATTCGTTCAGAGAAAGTGTATCAATGTTCAAATCAACACCATTGTCTTTTTTGAAATTAGCAAGAAATTCACTGTTTAATCCACTGTTATTAAACACATATACAAAATAATCATCAGGAACTATTATTCCTATGAATTTTTGTGTAAAATAATCAGTGTGATTGTAACATATTTTATCACCCATGATATAGTGAGAAACCATAAGAATCCTATAATCTTCGTCAGTCCAAGTATGATTACTATTTTTTATTTTATTGTAGAGAGACACAATTTTTGAATTTAACAGAGCAGCAAAAGTTTTTGAGAGATTTGATAAAACTGTTCTGGTTTCATAATTTATATTCAAATATTTTCTCAAAATAAAAATATCAAGTAAACCAAGTGATTCACATGGAACAATCAGTGAATCACTAACTGAAATTATTGTTGATAAATATTTATCAACGTCTTTCAAATCATCTATTTTTGGTGTATCCGGAGTGTATATGGATAATGAATTTAAGTCACTCCCATATTCTACTGACTCAGCAAACATACGGAGACTTCTCGGAGCATCATGTGCAAGAACAATCTTAACACTCATTTTTAAGATTCGATTTATTAGTTCGTAAAAAATATTTGATAATAATTAACAAAGTTCTGTATCTCAATAAGTTTTATTATTGAGATACAAATGAATTACTTGATTTAATTTATGATTTGTTATTTACATATTTCATTTGAGAGTCTTTTGATTAACATCTCAAGTTCAGGTCTACTGCGGTACTTAATTGTGTTAAGATTTGTAAGCGTAGCGTGAGCATTAATCAACGTTTGATCAGAAACACCATAGAAATCTAAAACACCCTTACTCAAACATGCTGTTTCTAGCTTACATTTATCAGAATTACTACAATTATTAAAATCACCAGTGATTCCAACTTTCTTAGCTACAGTTGGTATAATCGACCAGACATACCAGATAGATTCTCTGAATCCTATCGGAGCTTTACTCAAATTTTTATACTTATTCAGATACAACATATAATAATATTTTGATAATAAATCTCCTGTTAATTTATTTGGTAGAACTACAAATGTTTTATTTTCATTTGTGATTAGAATAGATTTTACTTCATTTAATTCATCTGTATCTATAGTTAATTCATCAGAAGAATTAAATTCCCAATCAATTCCATATCGATTAAAATAACCGAATTTTCTTGTATATCCAATTGATATTAAAATATAATTTTCAAAACTATTTTCATAAGTTTTCAATCTATCATTCATCACAATAGTATCATAATAGTTTTTTTCAAGAAAATCAATATAACCATTATATTCTGCTCTAATATTTTTAATAGTTACGTGAAACATGTAATACACAGATATTATTTGAAGAGCATTTTCAGCATCATTATCCTTAAATTTAACATATAACTTTTTTCTGAATTCTGAATTATAAAGAATTGAATTCTCAATTTCATTAAATTTATTTTTGAGCAACACATATGGATGAATTATAATATCATTAACCGATATATAAGCCCTATAATTAATAGCCGATGCTAATTTTTTCATATCTGTAGTTTGTTGATTCAACAAACTTTCTAATTTAAAATCATAGACTTGAGTTGTCGATGTAAAATCTTTATATATTAATTTTGTTTTAGTTTCATGCTTAATGGGTATTTGTCGTATGTCAGAAATAAACTTTTTTGGTTCAACAGGTGATAATTGCTTTTCACCGAGTATCGTAAAAATATCTACATTTGATTGTTGAACAGAATCTAATGTAATGTCAACATCATTCAATATTATCACTTCACTAATATCATATTTATCAGATATTAATCTTGATCGAACCATGTTGTTCCAAACACAAGCTACATAATCAGTTGCGTTGTTACAACTTTCTGGTCGAAGTATTCCATTAACATCCATAAATCTATTAAAAACAGATTCAGAAATAAAATACAAAAGAGAAAGATAGTTCAACGGGACAGGGTAAATATTTGATCGCAGTGAATTTAATAAATTTTTGAAATTACCAATTCCACCATTATATATATCCCAAATACGTCCAGTCAAAGCATAAACACTCAAAAAAACAGTTCCTAATTCTATTATTTTATCTTCTGTAGTTAATTGAACATTTGATAATATCGAAAATAAAAATAAAAGAACGAGATTTGTGTTGTTTTTAGTACTTCTGTTAATTTTTTGCATGACATCTTTGGTCAAAGTATTTAATGTCAAATTACTAGAATTACTCACAGTTCCATATATTTTCATTCGTTCAAAGAAAGGTTTAGTTACATCTGATATTGAACTAAGTTTACTATCATTCAAATATAAATCAAGGACCATTTGAATGACAGTTCGATCAAATAATGGTAGAGAATGAAACCAACCATCGATTTCATCACTTGTTTTATCCGACTCGATTTTTATCGCAGAGAGATCATCATTCCTTATTTCCAAGTATTTCTCAAAAAAATATATGAAAAGACATGTGTCGCTTCTCAGAGACTCAAGGTTAATACTCATTTGTTATATTCGAAAGAAATTCGAATCAAAAATATGATTTTATATCGTCACATAAAATCATATTATTTAATTTTGATACTAATTTGAAAATATTTGCGTAGCTAAATATCGAAGATCATCTGAATCGAGTAGAGGAAAAAGTCTGTCTAAGAACGATATATTTGCCTTTGTATTCGATGTTATTTTTTCTCTTTTTTCTCGATAAACTACTTTTGTTCCTTTACTCAGAAACAAAGATATAATTGAAGAAGAAGAAACAAATTTAATTTGTTCTTTTGTACCTGAAACAACTATACGAAGAAAAGGTGATGGTCTTTCATTGTTTAAAATTGATAAATCAGTACCTAAAATATTTATTGTTTTTCTTTCTGCACAATTTAATGGAATTCTCTGATGTTGAAAATTACTCAATGAATCAAAGATGAAATAAGAAACTGATTTTTTACTTGTGTCACCAAAACCATGTTGTATAGGTGTGCCAGTATAAATTATATTATTTTGCAGATGATCAAAATCATGTATGTGTCCACTGACAACCAATGGGTTTTGAAGTGACCATGAATCACCTTCTTCTGATATAATAGCACCCATCTTTGCACCCTTAAATTCTTGATGTGCAAAAATAACAGTTGGTGACACTGTTTCTGATTTATCTTCACTTTGATCTTTCGTTTCATCATTGTTGTCCAATAAATCAAGTGATTCCTGAAATCTACCAGGAGGAACATATGGAACATAAACCATTTTATGATTTTTAATTATTTCAACTTTTGGTACATCAACTACAATCATGTTTTTCCATTTCTTGAGTGCATTGAAAGGATGTTCAGATGTACAAAATATAGAATTTGAAGGTCTATCATGATTTCCAATCAAAATAACGGTTGGAGCAATCTCGCAACACTCAGAGAGAAATGAAATAGCTCGATCAAGAGGAGAAACATGTAAAGTTTCATGTCTATCAAGTATATCTCCAAGAATAATTATTTTATCTGGTTTTAATGAAGATGCAAGTGAGATAAACTTCTTTGTCATTTCTTCTGTCTCAATTGCATTATTAACCTTGAAGTGTGGATCACCACATGTTAGAATTTTTAATGTTTGTTTGGAATCTGACATTTTATTTGAGTTCTTATCGGAAACAAACAAATCAAAGATGAAACAAAGTAAATGAATAATATATCTTTCTGATATATTATTATGTTTTTATTGAGATTAATCAAAGAGTTTCTTCGATCATTTCGAAACCTACCCAAACACCTTTGCGTGGTACAGTTCCAAAATGAGAGTTCATTGATCTCGTAAAGAATGTTCTATCAGGAATCTTATCTCTCTTTGATGGATAAGATTTGATAAACCACTTAGTGAATTTATCATATGACATTTTAACTGAGATTTCAGAACCCTTCAATTCTCGAATATTCTCACTAATAAACAATGAATAATAATCATTTGTTTTCCAATAGAACTCAGTGGTTTGAGTAACAACCGGTGGACTCGTTTGAATTCCTTCCTTACAAAATACCGGATAATAATCAACAAGCAACCAAAGCAAAGCGTTAATCATATGAGGAAGTTTACGTTCAAAATCAGCTTCTTTTGGGAATCTCCTTTGTTTCCATTGTTCTTCAATAGTTGCAGGTGGGTCATCTACATATGTTGTCAAGAAAGGAACGATCTTCAATCGATTTCTCACAGCTTTGTCATTCGCTGGTACATTGGGTGGCTTGTTACAAATGTAAATAAACAAGAATAAAATATCAAATTTACCTCCATTTTGATTTAACAAACGAGCAAACATTGAATCATTACCCGTAAATCTCTTAAGATCACCGTCATTCAATTCATCACTGTTGTTCGGTTCATCGACAACACCAATTCTTGCATATTTTGCTTGGGCAATTTCTGGTGACGGACCATTTGCTTGCTGTCTTTTACCACTCAGAATACTTGGTGTGAATTTAACGAAATAAGGTCCAAATAAGATTTCAAGAGCTTTCATCAATGTACTCTTACCATTATCTCCGTTTTCACCAGAAAATACAGGGAAAATCTTTTCTAAATTTTTACCTCTTAATGTTTTTGCCAGAAGCTTAAGTGTATAATGAAGTAATTCTCTATCAGGGAACAATTGTGATAACCATTTCATAACATTGATCACACTTGGACTTTGTCGTGTTAATGTAGGAAGATAAGGAATTGATGTTCGAATTGTAATATAATCCTCTGGTTTTCCTTCACGGAAAATAATTCCCTTTTCATCCATGTCTAAAACACCATTTCCAACACCTAACATCGTCCAATTCGTATCTCGAATATCTTCAAAATCATCTTTGATGAACAAACCCGATGCAACCGTTGTAATTCTTGATGCAACTGCATTTGATTTTAATTTTGTAATCAAACTTGTCACGAGTTTGATCAGTCCTTCTTTATCATTTTTATCTCGTTCTTCGGTGATATTAACAATTGTTTTTGCTAAGTCTGCGCGATATTTTTCGAATAATATTCTGAAATCACTCATAATAATATTAGAAATAACGATCGGTTGTGTTGGAACCCAAAATCCTCTTTCAAATCGATACCAAGATTTATGACGTGTATCTGAACAAATATATTTTAACCAATATCTACGATAAAATGCAAAAGCAATATCAAAATCTGTACAAGTCAATGCATTTTTCATCGATTGTTCACACCATCTATTATGCCAATTTTTATATTCTATTGGGTTATCCAACGAAGCATACCAAGCAACAGTTCGATATGTAAGTTTGTTAATTTGAGAAAATGTTTCATATTCTAATTTACAATCTTCTTCAGTTAGTTCACTCTTTCCTTTCTTTGTAAATTCAACCCATCTTCGAAGTCCTTCTTCGGAACCTCGAGTTACATTGTATAATGCTTTACCGATATCTTTCCAAAAAAACCTTGTTGTTGAACGAAATGGTTTTAACATTGATATCATGTCATATACGATTTTTTGTTCTTCTGTCGATTCAATCGCTTCAACAGTTGACGTTGGTGAAACACATTCACTTCGAGGTTGTGTTACAGTATAACCAAAATGAAGTGAAAGAACGATTGGTAAATAATATAATTTATCTTCGTTCTCATAGAAAAAAGAAGGATTCAATAATTTTTGATAAACATCAGTGTGATTCGATAACTCAAATAAATCCATAAAATCTTCGATTGTCGGACAATCTTCATCGAGTGATTCTTCATCTGTTAATTCTTCAAAAACACTCCAAAGTAACAATGGAACATCATGAATTCTACTACCGTACATTGGAACGGGTTGATTAATCAATGATCGATTCAACCATGTTGAACAATCACCTGATGGTGACACACGAAAAATACTAACGAGATTATTTGAAAAACAAAAGTCAATGAGTTGATCATAGAAAAATTCTTGAACATAAGAAATATCAAGTTTACATAGTGGAAACTGAAATCGCACTGTATTAATTATTTCTTTTTCAGTGGTCAATGGTACTTCAGGTGAAAGAACAAAACAGGTGAGCATCGAATGATCTTCTTCATCAATAGAAAGATAATCTAACATAACTCTCTGAATTACCCAACATAACCTTGAAATAACAACGTCAGTGATGACATCTTCGTCTTCACAAAGTCGTCGTTGAAACCGAAAAACGAACTCAACAATTAATGGAACATGTTGTCCAGGTCTTTCTGAAATTGCAATTGGAGATTGTTCTGAAACAAGATCACAATAATATCTCCAAAATTTTGTATGAGTGTTTGGCGCTTGTTTAACTTTTCTTTTTGGATTATGAAGTAAATGAGAAAAATTCTGAAAAGAAGATTCAGGTATTAAAGTGGTCATAAATTCATTTATTTTAGATTCCATTTTGTATGAGATAAAACCAGAATTAACAAACATTTTTTCTTCCTTATCCCCTTTGAATTTATTTAATATTTTCTCAAACATATCATGATAAAATGATATGTTTGATTTTCTATTATTCGATTTAATTCAAAGTGGATATGACAAATAGATGGATATCTGAAAATGAATTTCTCTGTTCATGGTCAAATATTTATTTTATTTCACTGGTATCACAGTATGATTCAGAATTATATGGAGAAATTGATAAAATAAAAGTTGTATCAAAGGGTTATATTGTTAAATTTCGATCAAAATATAATTTAATTAAATTCAATAAATATAAGATATTCTGTCAAGTTTCATTGTTAGGTTATGAAACAATGAAAATAGAAATTAAAAATAGATTGGCATTGATTGTTGCTCCATTAAAAAATAAATATGTTTGTGATTCGAAGTTTGATTTATTTTTACATCGAAATGTAAGAATAAGATATATTAATGAAAAAAAGAAATTAAATAAATCTTGGATACCATTTAGTGGGTTAAGTTTACGACAAGTTGGTTGTTTAATTAATTGTTTTTGGAGATTGAAGCGATGTTCAAAGAATGAGTTTGATATTTTAATTGAAATGATATGTCAGAAAAAAGTAAGTGATATTTATGTTGCTCAAGAATTAGGTGATAAATTAAATTGGATGTTTGAATCTGATTCCCCATTTGGTTGTTCATGGCAAACATTAATTTCTGTTGTTAATTCAATGGATTTTAATGGTAATGAGAAGAGTTATTATTCTCTTTTATTTACAGAGAATATTCGAAGTTTACCTCTTTATTCTTTACACATGAGTGATTGGATGTCACATCATTTGAGATATTCTGATGGTGACACATTAGAGTTACATGAAAGAGAAATGATTGGATTACCTGCAGATCTAAAAAATCCAAAATACTCTTGTGTAGATATTTATATCGAAAGAATTTTATCTGCAAAAAGAGATGCGTATACAGATATTCGAGCATATGCATATCAATATCTGTTGTTTGGTACTTCACATCTTTATAATATCTATTTATCACTGTATCCAGAACATGTTTGTGGACAATATATTTCTGTTGAACTCAATGAAGTTGAAAATAAAATTGAAAAAAATGTTAGAATGATTGGAGACATGGGGAATGTTCGAGTAATTGGAAATAAGAAAAGTTTGATTATGAATGAAAACAATTTAATCGAATGTGTTAGAATAAAAAAGAATATTGGAATTTATTTGTATTTACCTGGTCACAGTAATATTTTATGGATATCAAATGGAATTGCACAAAGATATGACCCTGAAGGAACCAGTGAAATAGATTGGAAATATGATAAGATATTAGAGATATGGTGTAAGGAAAAATTAGGAATTAAAAAATATAAGACATTGGGTATTTCAAAGTGTATTCAGAACAAACTATTGGGAGGTTACACATCTTTGTGCACCGAACTTTCATTTTTATATTTGCGATATCGAATCGAAGGATTGAGTCACAATGAAACAATAAGAAAAATGGATGAATGGGATTGGGAAATTGCAATGATAAACATAAAAAAATTATTATATGAAGTTTCTAACAAAAGATCAGAGATGTGATTTGATTTATTGGATATTTATCATTGTTTAAAATCAGAAATATAAATCTTATTCATTGATTTTCAAATTATTATTCTATACTTCAAATATATTTGATGATGAAATATATTTGAAGTATACAAGTTAAATCAGAAATATTAACAACACAAATAAATCAAGTTATATCATTGATGAAACTCAAATCTCAAATCAATCATTGATGAAACTCAAATCTCAAATCAATCATTGATGAAACTCAAATCTCAAATCAATCATTGATGAAACTCAAATCTCAAATCAATCATTGATGAAACTCAAATCTCAAATCAATCATTGATGAAACTCAAATCTCAAATCAATCATTGATGAAACTCAAAACTCAAATCAATCATTGATGAAACTCAAAACTCAAATCAATCATTGATGAAACTCAGATCTCAAATCAATCATTGATGAAACTCAAATCAATCATTGATGAAACTCAAATCAATCATTGATGAAACTCAAATCAATCATTGATGAAACTCAAATCAATCATTGATGAAACTCAAATCAATCATTGATGAAACTCAAATCAATCATTGATGAAACTCAAATCAATCATTGATGAAACTCAAATCAATCATTGATGAAACTCAAATCAATCATTGATGAAACTCAAATCAATCATTGATGAAACTCAGATCTCAAATCAATCATTGATGAAACTCAGATCTCAAATCAATCATTGATGAAACTCAGATCTCAAATCAATCATTGATGAAACTCAAATCTCAGATCTCAAATCAATCATTGATGAAACTCAGATCTCAAATCAATCATTGATGAAACTCAAATCTCAAATCTCATTCATTCATTGATTAAAATCAGAATCTCAAATCTCATTCATTCATTGATTAAAATCAGAATCTCAAATCTCATTCATTGATTTGTAAATCTCAAATCTCATTCATTGATTTTCAAATTATTATTCTATACTTCAAATATATTTCATCTTCAAATATATTTGAGAATACAAGTTAAATCAGAAATATTAACAACACAAACAAATCAAGTTATATCATTCATCAAAACTCAAATCTTGAACCTCACCCATTTCACTATTCATTCAACATCAAATATGTTTTATCTCCAAACATATTTGAAAATCATTATCACTCGAAACACAATTCAAAAATAAATAATTCAAATCATTCACCACAAAAGTATAATACTACAATCAAATATTTATTCCAATAAATCAAATAGATCAATGGACACAAATCTATCCAATTCATTTCGAATCAGGGTTGTATCTGATCTTCATATTGATAGTTGGTCTAACTTTCCAAATTTAATCCAACAAACAGATGATGAAATATTAATTATAGCTGGTGATATAGGAAACCCATTTGATTCGAAATACGAAGATTTTCTTCGCTACATTCGATCTAAATTTCATCATGTTTTTATCACACCAGGGAATCACGAATATTATGGTTTTGATATGAAACTACAAGAAAAAAAATTTATTTCTCTTTGTGAGAAATACGAAATATATTCATTAATACGCAATGTTTATTATGTAAATAAAGTCCGAATAATCGGATGTACACTTTGGTCAAACATTGATGAAAAAAGTAAAGCCATTAAAACCCATTCAGGTATACGACGTCTCCGTAACAATGGGAAATGGATTGGTGTATCAAAGTTTAAATCGTTACATGAATATGATAGAAAATGGTTAGAAAACGAATTGAAGAGATCAAATCGAGATACAATTGTTGTAACTCATTATCCGATATTACCCATTGCAAAACCTGATAATGAATTTTATCGCAAATATACTTCGTTGTATGTATCTGATTATTCAAGTTACTTTTCTTTCCCAGTTAAAATATGGATAAGTGGACACACGCATCACCCACTTCGATATGAAGAACACGAAAGGGTGTACGTTAGCAACCCAAGAGGAAAAAGTGATGAAAATGTCGATTTTTACCCCGAATTTTACATCGATATATTAAATTAAATTGATTGATGAAAATATTTATTTATGTTATTTTTTAAGTTTAACAAATGGCATCGAGTGATTCAATTACGGCTAGATTTGAGAACTCAGATAGAAAAATATACATTCGGAACTTTCCAATTCGACAAGATTCACTCAATGAAACTGATTTACATGAGATTTCGATAGGTAATTTGTCGAGTTTATTTCAAGAAGATATTCCTTGGCAATCAACATATACAAACAATCCATATATCCACCTTAATGCTTCAATGGTTGATGTGATTATACATGAAAGAGTAACGAACCAACAATTAAGAAATTCAATTGAAACATACAGTTCTTCAATTAACTCTTATTTTCCAAAGATTCGATTATTATATTTGATGGATAGAATTGACGACACATATGTGAAAGAATCTCAGATAAATAATAGTTTGTCAACTTTAGCTCAAGCATATACAGCAGCAGCATATAATCAGATTCCATTATATCGAATCACAGGTACGATGGACAAAGATAAAGTTCGAAAAATAATCATGTATCTTCAAAAATATCCTTCACTCCAAAAAACACCCCCACCACAAATTACGACAGATACTGATCGTCAATTTGATAATATCGGAGATGCAATCAATGCATCGAGAACCGGTGAAATAGGTAAAATAACAGATGATGTTGCTAATATTTTAAAAATAAAAGATCCTCGGTTACTCGCTGAATATCCGATTATTTTTAGTGAATTGGGTTATAAATATTTATCGAATAACACCGATGTGTGTCGAGCCATAATTTCTATATTTGGGTTTCCAAAATCGTTCGTCGAATCTGATGAAGAAGCTCTTTTCCTTGTTTCTCATTTATATCCATCACCAAATGTTAATATGAAACTATCGAGATATTTTGATTTGATTCTCCTTCATCCATTGATTCAAAATTTGATTCTTCGTTTATATGGAAAAGAAGATAAACCCAGGATTGAAGATACGTTCGTTGGAATTGTAAACGAAAATACACCACCAAAGAGAATTGAAGATGATATTTTAAAAATTGGTATTTCAGATGAAGAATTAATCGAAAAATTTGGTTTGGTTCCACCACCAGTGATGTCAAGACAACAATATTTAACTGACAGTATAATTGATGTTCAAATGTTATATAATCGCAGTTATGATTATGTTACACCGAATTTAAGTGATTTGTTTGCACATGAAATTGGGAGTAGAGAAGAAAGAATTCGTGCTATGAGTGATGTAGAACTTGTAACTTTGTTTGATGGTTATATGATTCCATATTCAAGTAGAACTTCATTGATTGAATTTGTAGTTGATATACTTGTTCGATTCAAGAATCGAATCGTATTTGACGGAAATCGATTTATACATCTGACATCTGACACTGAAAATAAAAGTTTAAAAGAAGTTAGTTTTTATGATTTGAATGTGATCGGAACGGTTGTTGAATCTTGGTTGGGAGATAATGTCAGTGAAATTCCCAGAGAAGTTTATGATGTCATAATTCTTCTTTCATTTAACCCTGAATATGATGAAATAAGAAATAAAATTTTAGAAATTAAAAAGAAATAAAGTTTAATCATTATATTTATTTGATTCAATTCAATCAAATAAATAGAAAATATAATTATCAAAGATTTTCTTCTGTTTCTTCTTCTGATATTGAATTTGATGTTCCAATGACAAACCAATTAAATTCAATACTTGATTCATCAGATCCAAATATGTCATGACGAGAAACCATAAAATCTTGATTTGATTTCTGTGATATCCAAAGATAAACGGGATATGACGAAACTGATGGTGAAACAAATATTTTAATTGATTGTGAAAAAACATTTTGAACGAATGATGTTGAAAATTTAACAACTACATTTGAATCAATTATACCTGAACCTGAATCAATTAATTGAACACCCTTTGCTGATTGAATTGAATTGTAAACAGTGTTGTTATATATTGTTGACAATGTACCTGAACCAAGAATCGAACGAGGAATATTCGATGTTGTTTTTGAGATCATAGTTTTAATTGATGGTGCGACAAAAATAGCAGATTCATCTGAGGATGAATTTGTTTCGAATATCGATGCAATATCTGATGAAACAACATGAACTTTCGAATGTAAATTTTCTAGAGATGAATTTTGATTGTTGATTAAAATTGCTGGACCTGAAGATTTGATTTCGAACAATGGTTCAAATGGAGAAACATTGTTACATTCGATTTTATTTGAATCAAATTTAACCCCATAGTTTTCCTTTTGTATTTTAAAAGAATGATCAGGTGAGAATTTTATTTCTGAATCTGACAATAAAAAAAATGAATCAAAAACTGTTGGTGGTCCTTGAGGTCCTTGGGGACCAGGTAAACCTGAATCACCTTTGATTCCTTGAGGTCCTTGAGGTCCCTGAGGACCAGAATCACCTTTGATTCCTTGAGGTCCTTGTGGACCAAGTAAACCTGAATCACCTTTGATTCCTTGAGGTCCTTGTAAACCTTGAGGTCCTTGGGGACCAGGTAAACCTGAATCACCTTTGATTCCTTGAGGTCCTTGGGGACCAGGTAAACCTGAATCACCTTTGATTCCTTGAGGTCCTTGGGGACCAGGTAAACCAGAATCACCTTTGATTCCTTGAGGTCCTTGTGGACCAGGTAAACCAGAATCACCTTTGATTCCTTGAGGTCCTTGTAAACCTTGAGGTCCTTGGGGACCAGGTAAACCAGAATCACCTTTGATTCCTTGAGGTCCTTGGGGACCAGGTAAACCAGAATCACCCTTATCACCTTTGTCCCCCGGATATCCCCTTTCACCCATTAAGCCTTGATTACCAACATCTCCTTTCAACCCACGAGGACCAATTTCACCAGTCGGACCTCTTATACCCTGACGACCTGCAGGTCCAGGTGGACCAGGTGGACCAGGTATGGTTACATAAGAAATAAACTTTGAACCTTCCATTTTTAAGATACAGATATTTCAAGTTAACTAAAATCTCACCTTTGTTACAACTCTCAACTTAAATTAAAATCAAACATAAAAATTTTTATGTTTGAAAATCAAATTTTTAACCTATAGTATCATTACATTGTCACAAGGTTCAAAGTGTGAAGAACCATCACGTATAAAATCTTTAACTACATCAGTTATCGGTTCAATTGTTGATGAAACTAAGTATCTCATCAACATATAAATTAATAGATATGTAAAACTACCGACTCCAATAAAATCACGAAAAGAAGGATATCCATTTGTAAACCAATACGTGAGAAAGCATGTTATAATCAAAGAAATTATTAGTGTTTTTCTCCACAGTGTTACTCTCGATAATCCATCAAGGACTGATGTTACTTGCACCATTGTTCGATTATTTTCACATGCATCTGTTATTATTGAACAAGAAAGAGAAGTACAATCACTCTCTTTATACTCAATAACAAAAAGTACAAAAATAATCAATGAAAGAATTATAAGTGGTACCCAGTCCATATTTCATATATAGTTTTTTTCATATTGAGAAATGAATCAGAATGAGTTAATTGAATAAATTATTTTTTCATCGAATCAACTAAAATGAGTGGATCTACAACGAGTGGTTCGATTCAAAAAATAAAGGATGATTATGCGAAATATTTGAACAATGATTTGGTAAATGGAAATCTTAAATTTTTACAGTTTTTGGTCAATAAAAATTCAGAAATATTATTGCGCACGGGATGCAATGTTGGTACTTTTAATATTTCAAAGGAAGAAGAAAAGGAATTGAATGATTTTTTTGGTAGTGGTGATTCGTTGATTGAAGAAATTAAATCAATGTCAAAATTACATGTAAATTTAATGCTAAAATGTGAAAAAGAAAAAAAGGTGAGTTTTGAACCGAGTGTTCGTGTCGCACCTGGGGTTGTTCCTGTAGCTCCAAGTGCACCCGTTGTTCCTGAATTACCTAGAGAAACAACGAGTGTCCAGGTGATTGTCACTGAAGTTAAAACAGAAGAAAAGAAAAGTACAACTGAAGTTAAAACAGAAGAAAAGAAAACTGAACAAATACCCTCATCAAAACAAGTAAAAAAAGTCACAGATAATCTTTCAGGACTAAAAAAGGTAGCTGAACAAAATAAATTAGTTGGTGATCCTTACGTTCAATTATATAAACTCACGTGTTTATCTCTGAATCAATCAGTTGATATTTTCGTAAACCAAAAATGTATCAAAATAACTACTGGAGGATTTGTAGTTCCAATTTCATATTATTTGGTAAACGGAATTACAAATCCGAAAGAAACATTAAAATCAGTTTTAGAAAAATTAAACGAAAATAACTATGTTTACACTGCAAATATGACTGGATTTATATCTGATATGGATGATAATAAATTTGATGATCTTCAATTGAAATATCTATTGTTTATGATTTATGTTTACCGAAGAGAAAAAATATTAAATCAACAATCAAAACCTGATTATATTTTATATGTTGATTCGAACAATAAATATGACATGAGACTTGTCTATTATTTATTAACAGGTAAATATCCATCATCTAATATGACTGGAACTGGAGAAGGTAATATTGACAAAACAAGGACAGTCTCAAAAGATTTTGAATCTAATTCACAGTTACATTTGTACAATTCATATAGTTTCTGGGGAAAAAACACAGAAACGAACGACGTTCAAACGAGATTTTATCCGTACGAAGATGTCAGTCAAGATTTTGAAACTGTCGATGAAACTGATGAAACATATAAAACATTTATTGATTGGGGTAAACAATAATTAAAAATAAAGTAATTTAAATCAGAAACTTAAATTATTCAATAAGATTTATTGAATAATCATCTAACAACAGAATAACAATTTAAATATATTTGATGATTAATCATCAAATATATATATTCTAATTCGATTTAAATCTATAATTATCTACAACAAAATGTCAGAATCAGAGATCAAAATCGAAGAATCATCCATTAAATCAAAAACTAAAGCTTCAGGTCTTGTTCATGCTGCATATTTGACTAATTGGTCGATTTACGGCAGGGGATATGATATTATGACCATGTTTCCCAAAGATAAAATTTCAATGGTTATTTATTCGTTTATGCAAATCTCTGTTGAAACAGGTGAAGTTTCATTATCAGATCCTTGGGCTGACATTCAAAAGAAAATTGATCCATCTCTACCTAACCCTGATGTAACTCCCAATGTTATCAGTGGATTGATTGGAGCTTTATTTAAGATGAAACAAACACATCGTTCAATAAAAGTATTAGCTAGTTTTGGTGGTTGGACGTATTCACCTGCTTATCTGACAGTTATCCGCGATCCAACAAAGAGACAAAAGTTTGTTTCATCTGCTGTTCGCATGATGCTTGATTTTGGTTTTGATGGAATTGATGTTGACATTGAATATCCAGGTAGTGCAGGGTTAGTCGAAGGATTACCAGGTGATAAAGAAGATTATTTGAAGACAATGCAAATGTTTCGATTTTCACTTGATGCAATTGGATCATACCACTATTATTTAACTGCTGCAATTCCTGCTGATCCTACTAAATTAGCAGCTGGGTTTGATTTACCTAAATTAAACTTAATCATGGATTATTTCTTTGTCATGACCTATGATTTTACAGGTGCCTGGTTACCACTTGGTACACCATTTGCTTCGCACACATCTCTGAACCCAATCACTCCAACTTCATTTTCAATCGTTGGTTCGTTTGATTATTTGACAAAGAATGGATTTTCAGCATCAAAGATTATAATGGGTGGAGCAATGTATGGTCGAGGTGCAACTGTAAGTGATGCGAGTAGTGCTGTTGATGCGATTGGTAAACCAATAACTGGATTTCCTCAGGGACCTTATGAAAAAGGAATTGATGATTATTTGAATTTAATGTCAAAAACAAATTTTAATTCATATCTCGATGTAAAGAGTTCAGCAGCATATTTATTTGATTCAAGTACAAAGTCAATTTGGGGACTCGACACAAAAGAAACTATCATTGCAAAATGTAACTGGATCAAATCACATTGTGGTGGTATTTTTTATTGGGAACTTTCAGGGGATTCAAGATCTTCTGGTTTGCCCAAGTTGTTTGATGTTTCACATACTGCACTTGGGGTTATTGATTCATCATTGAATAATCTGAGTTATCCAAGTTCACCATATACTAACATCTCAAATGGTTCTTCTGTTCCAGTAGTTCCTAATCCTGTTCCAGTAGTTCCTAATCCTGTTCCAGTAGTTCCTAATCCTGTTCCAGTAGTTCCATCACCAGTTCCATCATCAATCGAAGCTTATCTCGATAGTTTATCAATTACATTTGATGGTACTCAAGAACAATTAAATTCTTATATTAAATATTTGAAATCTAACAAATAAATTGAATGTTAGTTAATTAAATATTAAGATGATTTGTATTTGTATCGATATATTGTGATTAATTAATCACAATATGTTAATTGTAATTTGTGAATTGAAAATCATTCAATGAGATGTGAATTTTAATATATTTGAAAATCAACAATGATTTTCAAATATATAGAATACAAATTAAATCAAGTTTTATGATCATTGGTGACTGAAATCAATAAATCAAAACTCATTCATTGATTGTTTGAATCTTAAATATCAGATTGGTTTTCAAATTATTATTCTATACTTCATTCTCAAATATATTTGAGAATACAAGTTAAATCAGAAACTCACATATAAAAAATAACTAAGATTTAGTTATTAACAAATCAAAATAAAACACAACATATCGATAACAATACAAATTAACCTTCAATATTCATTATTCCAATATTTAACACTCAATAAATCAAATTATCGAACAATGATAACACTAAAAATCATTAGATAACTAATCCATAATAATTATGAATCACATCAAATTACATCAAATTAATACAAATGATATTTTAAAATATTAATTTAAATTAATATTTTAAAATATCATTTGTATTAATCTCCTAAAACTATAATAGAAAATCAAATTTTCTATCTAAGTAAAATGAAAGTATTAGTACTTGGGTACTATGGACGAAACAACTTGGGTGATGAAATGTTCAAAGAAACATTTCCCCTCATGTTTCCAAAGTGCATTCTTACTTTTGATCTTATTGAATCAACAATTCCAGTTGATTCTTATGATGCAATTATTGTTGGTGGTGGAGATGTGATTAACTCATATTTTCATCCTCACTTAGTCTCACGCTTAACTTCTTTTTCAGGTCCTATTTTTGCATATTCCATTGGATTACCTTACCCAAATTTGGTTGAATGTGGTTATCTAGATTTATTTGATCATGTCTTTCTAAGAAATCTCACAGATACACGCAGGGTTCAAAAGAGAATTGGAACACTAAAATCACATTACTTACCTGATCTTGGATTTTTGCTTCCATCTCCAGAAATATTACCAAAGAGAAATGACATACCAAAAATAGGTATTTTTCTCATTCCAAACCTTGAAAAATCAGAAGAACTAACTAAAAATCTAACTTCTTTTCTCACTACATTATCGAACCATTGTATTTTAATTTTCTATCGATTCAACACAAGTGGTAAACATGAAGATGATGAAAAAATTTCAACTTTGCTCTACAATAAACTCTCACATCCAAATGTATTTTATGATTCAACAATATACGATTGTAAATCAATGGTAAACCAAATGTCCAAATTAGATTTTGGTATTTGTTTTCGCTTTCACTCTCATGTTTTCATGACAGTTGCCGGAATACCATTTTTAAGTTGTTCAACAACAAGGAAAACTAAGTTATTTATGGAGGAAAATAAATTAACAAATTATTGTATAAATTCGATTAACGATGGAAACGACAAACCTATTTCATTTGATGAAAATGAATTAAATTCTAAATTTAATTCTTTGATGATTAATCGATATCAAATAACACAATCATTGATCGATATTACATTGAGAAATAAAAGATTGTTAAACACACAACAACCTCAAACATTGTTGTTCAAAACAAAGAAAAGAATGCGCAACGTGTTCAGTATGATAGACTCAGTGTATGAAGAAATTCGATCTCTATTTTTGACAGAAACAAATTATGATATTTCATCTGGTCCTCCGACATTTGTTTTACCTGAGAATGTGATTGAACTTGCTGCTAATAAAATGTGTTATTTGGTTACAGGTATCCCTGATTCATCATATGTCTTTGGTTCGATTCAAAATATTCGAAATTCACCTCAATCGATACGCGATATGATTGAATGGATATCTTCTGATTTTCATAGAAATAAAGAAGAGAACGAGAATCGAATTAATTTAGAATATATATCTCAAAATTCAATGTCTGGTCTTCATCGTAGTGGTTGGCCCTTTGTCATCGAATCAATGACAGGTTTATCAGGGAATAACGGTGTTATTTGTGATGTTTATGGAGATAGAACATTTTGCTGGTGTGAAGAATTACTTCGATCTGAGGGTATCTTACCTTATACCTCAAATTGGATAGCATTTTTACACCATACAGCAGAGCAAAAATATTCACCGAATAATTTAATAACAGTATTTTCACAAAAGTCTTTTCATCAATCACTACCCACATGTCGAGGTATTTTTGTTTTGTCGAATTACTTAAAAACTTGGGTTCGGAATCAACTTGACGCATTAGGATATTCAAACATATTAGTTGAAACTTTAGTTCATCCGACAGAATTTGTTGACAAAGAATGGTCTTTTGATAGTTACGTTGAAAATGGTCGAAGAATGACCCAGGTTGGTTGGTGGTTAAGAGAACCTTTTACTTTGTATGCTGCCGATGTACCATATGAGACACAAAAATGTGCATTGAGAGGTCCAAGAATGGATTCAAGTTTTCCACCGAATAGTTTTACTGTCTCAGTTGCACCGATGGAATACAAAGATAAATTTAATACAACAAGTATGAACCGCTGGTTACAAGGAGCATGTGATTTTTTGAACTCTTCAGATGAAGGTACTTTAACTAAAATTCCTTTAAGAATCGAAGAATACAAACCCATGAACCACGAAGAAACACCAACAACTATATTTTATTCAAACTTACTTGAAAAATATCAAAAGAGTGTCGTTGAAATATCAAAGTTAAATAATGATGATTATGACAAACTATTAGTCACATCAATTCTTTTTCTTCGATTTGTTGATGTCAGTGCTTGTAACACATTACTCGAAGCTGCAGTTCGAAACACACCAATTGTCGTAAACCGACATCCTGCTGTTGTTGAAGTGTTTGGTTCAGATTATCCTTTGTATTATGAATCACCAAAAGATATTCATAAATTATTAACTGATAGTCAGATACAAAAAGCGAATGTTTATTTGTCTAATTTACCTAAAGAAAAATATCGAATTGAATCTTTCTTAAAGTCTCTCAAAAATTCGAGAATCTATGGTTCGTTAAATGCTTGAATAAAAATAAAAAGCAAGTTTTCTGTTTTACCTAAAGATGAGGTTATTCATTCGTCATGGTGTTGAAGAAAATAGCTGTAAATATCCAGACGATCCCGAGATCACAGCAAATGCAAAAGTAAAAGCATGTGAGCTTTCAAAGGAACTTATTGAAAAGTTCGGTCAACCAAAATACATTGTTTCATCTCCATACAAAAGAGCGAGACAAACAGCTTTGTGTCTCTCAAGGTTTATCGATGCTCAATTAATCATTGATTATCGATTATCAAAGCATCATGGTTCAGATACAAAAAACATTCATGTGAGAAAATCAAGTAAGAAATTTGGAGTTGTTGCGCCAGAATCAGGAGACAAATTCAAAAAACGCCTTCGTTCTTTGATGAAAAGTTACGATAAAAATTGTGTAGTGTGGTTGATCACTCATGGAACAGTGATGCTTAAACTGAACAAATTATATGAAACTGAATATATACCATTCTTTAAACCACTCGAATATCATTCGATGTAAGGTTAAAATATCCTTCAACACGAATCAAATGTTAAATTCAAATAATTATTTATATTTTCTTCATGATAAAATGAAGAAAATAAATCAATTCTATCTCTTGTTATACTAAAGAATGAAATGTTTGTGTATATTGGTATGAAACTTAACGAAGAAATAACATCATATAGAGAATTTTCTGAGGGGATATACGAATATGAAGGAGATATTTCTCTTTTCACTGATGTAATCGATTATCTCTCAAACTTTCGATACATGAGAATCGTCTTTGATGGTCATCTCGATCCAATTTTTGCACTTTATATCACTGATTATTTATTTGGATCTTCACTTCTAACATCAAAGGCATTTACAAACGTTATATTTGGGAAATCTTATTGTCCATACAATCATTTGGTGTATGATGGTTCTTGGACATCAGTGCCTGCTTTAATTCCTTATTCTCTCTGGGAAAATATTCCATCTCGTATATTTATTGGAAATTTATATAAGAATTACTTTATTGGATACACATCAAAGTCATTTCAACCTTTGCTTGGAATACTTGAGAATGGAGCAGATGAAAAAGAAGAACCTTATTTAATCAATGGTTTACTTGAACACACAAGGAGATCATTAAGTTCAAATGTTTTTACTGATATGATTTCAGCACCCAAAGTAAACAAAGTTTTTGTTTCAAGTTCAATTGGAAAATTAACGAACGATCATTTCTCGATTTACATTGAGGAAAAATCGAATGATTTCACTGATAAAATAAATAAAAGAAAGAATTGGGTGAAACGTATGATTGAAACATTTTTACATTGGATGATATTGAAATCAAGCGATGATATTATTCTGGTTACTCTTTGGGATTTATTGGTAGTTAATTGGGGAAACAATAGAATTTATTTTCCTTATCATAACATTGATTCATATTCAAGTATGCTACTCAAACCATTAATTCAAGATTCATTTCACATTCGTTATTCGATAAAGGGAAATAGTGATATTATGTTTTTTTATGGTATTTCTGCAACCATTGCATGTATGAAATATTTTGAGTTTTATGATCCTGTTCTCTTGTCTCGTGTTTCTGTTTCAAATGGTCACATTGTTGTTCCAATTTTATTTGGTGAATGGTATATTCGGATGATTAATGCACTTGATGAATTAATTTTATGTAATTTTCGTCAAATATATCGAGGAAATTCATTAAAAACTGCAATAAAATATGTGCGTCAAATGAAAGGTTATGGTGTTGAACTATCATCAGGTTCTTATCTCGTATTAGTTGCAGAAACACCAAATAACGAGGTTATGATATGTGAAAAGAAAGATGATTTGAGTTTTGAAACAGATATTGGTAGATATGAATTTAAGGGATATGAGGGAAGGAGTAGTAACTTTGGTAATTATATAAATAAATTTAGATTGACAAAATTATATAATCTTTTGGGATGGAATTTAGCTTTCTTTGAATTTCAAGTTCGTGGTAAAATAAAATTTAAATCAGGTATCTATGTTGTTTGTATAGGAAATAAAGAATATAAATTAATAAAAACTTATGAAGGTTGTCATGATGCATCGTTGTGTGTTCTTCAAATATTGTGGAAATCAGGTATGTTTTTACAACCCATAGAAAAATGGTATTATTTACGATGTAAAAAACTGGTATATTCTGAAAAAATGAGAATCACAAATCACGTTGATTCTTATGTTCGTAGTTTGATGGGTTTGAATTCTGGATGAATGTGTTAGTTGGATTTGATATTTTTTATTTTATATTTTGATAGATCTAATTGATTTATTTTATTTATTTTATATTTGATGAGTTTGAGATTTTTTTCTGTTTGTTTTGAGAAAGAGTTTGATTTAACTTGTATTCTCAAATATATTTGATGATGAAATATATTTGAAGTGTAGAATAATAATTTGAAAATCAATGAATGAGATTTGAGATTTGAGTTTCAAACAATCAATGAATGAGATTTGAGATATGAGTTTCAAACAATCAATGAATGAGATTTGAGTTTCAAACAATCAATGAATGAGATTTGAGTTTCAAACAATCAATGAATGAGATTTGAGTTTCAAACAATCAATGAATGAGATTTGAGTTTCAA